TAACATAAGATCTTGCAGTTGCCGTTATTCCACCTCCAACTGGTGCAGGACTTATAGTTACTGTTGGAGCAACCTCATATCCAGATCCACCAGAAGTCACAGTAATAATTCCAACGACTCCATCACCTATCGTCGCCGTTGCTGCTGCGCCAGCACCCCCACCTCCAATAATTGCAACTGATGGTGGAACAGTATATCCATATCCAGGATTTACAACCTCAACTCCCTGAACCTTGTAATTTTCTGTATTTCCATTGCAATCAACTAGACCACCAATAAGAGTTGCAATTCCAACAGCAGTCAATCCACCACTAGGTGCTGAAGATATTGCAACTCTTGGTACTGAAGTATATCCATTTCCCCTATTAGTGACTGTAAAGAATCTTACACCAGCATTTACAATTCCCGTAACAGCGGAGGCAGTTGCTGCGGAACCAACCATAGTTAAAGATTGAATATATCCCTCTTCCTGAATATTATCGTCAATTTCTTCAACCCCAGTATCAATAACCTCATCCTCATATCTAAAGAGTTCACATCTCAATTCATAAACATAAGTCTTTTGAAGTTGATAAAAAGGTTTTTCGTGCTCGACAAATTTAATTTCAAATAATCTATCTCCAAGAGGAAAATAAATCAAATCACCTTCTTTCGGTCTTGATGATAACTTGATGTTTGGTAAACTCTTTATCAGTGGTGAAATATATGTTTCAAACCTTTCCTTGGAAATAATAAGATTCAAATCATTTAATGGCTGAACTCCAAACTTAGAAAGAATAGTTCCCTGACCTTCGTATCCATCATAAGTATCCACATAAGCTTCTATTGGATATGCATTATCAAATTCAGATTCTATTACTTCTTTAATTACGGTTTTTTCAGTAATATATTTTCTCGGAATATAATATACTTCAACTCCATACATACGAAGTTGTTCGTTAATCAAATCTTGAATCAATCCCTGTTCTGTTTTTGAACCTTGTAAAAAGAATGGATTTAGCATATTATCCTATCATATCTAATGGAGGAAGTTCATATGTACTTGACATTTTTTCCATGATAACATCAAGTTCTTTTTGCGCATCATCATAAATTTGTCTTCCATTCAACTCAATACCACCTGGAAGTTTTACTCCTTGGAACTTGATTAGATTCTGTCCCCACTGCCTCTTAATCAGTGCAGTCAAATACATTTTTAGGAAAGAATCATTCCAAACCTTTGAATAATCATTTGGGTCTAAAGTTCTATAACAATCTATAATCAAATAATTTCCAACACTTACCGAATTCCAATCAATATCTAAATATAATCTATCTTGCCTTTTATTGAATCTTATCTGTTTCTGTGTAGTAAGTAAAAACTCAATATCCTCAAGATAAGTTTTTACCATAGCATATGTTAAGAGTTCAGTTGAACCCCAATAGTAAATATCATTCAAAAACAATTGATATTTTACACTAAACATATTATTTGTAATTGTATTTGTTCCATCAAAATGGAATATTTTATTCACCCCAATAACGGATGGTGGAACTTGCAGGTAATTGCCACCCTCATAGAAATTAAATTGAGTTGTCAGACCGACAGTGTGATTTACTGTTGTAGTGCTTATACCAACACCAGAACTTGGTTGTGCTTTACCTCTATTAATATCATCCTCAGTAATTTGATATTTCAGAAAAGATGGATAAACTCCATCGAAGTGTCTTTGTTGAAAAAATTGAATAGCATCATCAACCAAATCTTCTATCTGCTCATCCGCAACATTAATCTCCAACACTGGAGCGCCCAGCTTCCTTTTGCAATAATCAATCAATTCTTGTCTAGTTGATGGTTGTGCCATTAGAATTTAGATACAACTTCTTGCTGTTTTAGATATAATTTAATATAAGATTTTGTGTAATATTTGAGAACTTCAATATCATCTATACTATCTATATCTCTAGAAAGTTTCTCATATTCAAACATTTTGTTCATGTCTTCTAGAATAATTTTATCGGGATCCATTTGCCAAATTCCTCAATAAGTTTTTAATTTCATCTAAATCATTTTTTATGGAAGTCACATCAGACTCTAAATTTTTAATCCTAGCAACTTCCATTTCCTTGCTTTTCTTCATAGACATATACTTATTATATTCGTTCATGTTAGTATTTAAAATAGCTTTTGTTCCTTCATCTCTAACCAAATCTGGATGTCCATCAACCTTTGAATAATTCATTTTTATGCAAGGGATATTACTCTCAAATCTTTCAGTCTTGGTGGGAATGCTTGATTTGTTCCAGAACCAATTAATTTAATACTAAAGCATCTAAAGGATGGAAGATTTGATATTGTAAATTCATAATCTTTGTATTCCAAGTCTTCACTTTCGAATGCAAGAACATCAGTCTTAACAACTTTCTTATCAGATGTTCCATCACTCAGGGAATCGAAGATAGAAGTGTTTACATTATCGGAGTTTGAGTAACCTGGGAATGGATAGTAAACTGATTCTTCATTTGGACTATTCTTGATAGCATATAAAGCTCTTAAGTCACTGAAAATATTTACATATGCCGAAACAATAACTTTTAATGATGTTGCTGGAAGTTCCAATTGAATAGAGTTTGTTGCATATACGAAAGATGATGGATCATCTCTTAAAGTACTAACTCTGTCATCCGTAATATAATTTTGAATTGGGTTGTTGATCCTATTCGAAACAAAAATCATCGATGTTCTATCCAAATCAACAACTGGAGATATGTAAGAATCTTCAGTTTCTAAAGTAAGATTTAAAGTAAGTGACTTATTTCCGGGAAGATTGAATAACCTTTCGTCTTCATTCAACTTCGAGCATACAAGTCTTGGTGAATCGAAATAGTTATTTGAGTCTAATTCAATATCAACAAAACCTTTATCTTCAAATGAGAACTCATTTCCATCAACACTAGTTCCGGAAATAGTTCTCATTCTAGATGAAATATTCGTGCCATTTAACGTAATGTTTTGAATATTTGGTCTTACAATTTCATATTGAATATTTTGAGTAGCATTAACTACATCTCCACCAGTAGATCTAGTCTCATTAGCATAAAGTTTGGGGAATGATGTCCCAACACTTCTATCAACTTGCCCATATGGTAATGGGTCTGTTTTTCCGTCTTGAGATGTATCTATTTTAATTGTATAATAATCAAAATCTATTGGATCAGAAGTGCTAGCATCTTGCAATGTGTGTGTGGTATTAATTCTTCTTAAAGAAATTCCATTTAATTCATATTTGTAAATTGGCGTTCCTTCAGAATATGAGAATGCTACAGTCTGGTCAATTTGTCTTGTAATATTTGTTAGAGAATTTGCCGTTACACCTTCATAAGAAATTATTTCCTCACCAATAAGGATATAACCTGGATTCGTGCTACTTACTCCAACATTTTCAAACGTTGAGAAGTTTGTAGTTACATCTACGAGAATATCAGCAGTGGAATTTTGCTCATAATTTGATGTTAATTTAATTGGCTTGGTGTCTGTAAGAACATTAGTCAATCTAACTATATTTTCACCTGCGTGCATTCCGTGGTTTTTGTGATTTACTACTACGTGCAAACCATCAGTTTCTGTTTGAATTCCATCCGAATCAATTAAAACTCCACCACCAGTATTGCCATTCAAATCTGTAGTTACTCCAACACTATTAATGTATTGAACTGTTTTTCCAGAACCAACTACAAAATCTCCTTGAACATTATCCAAAATTAATTCGTTTATAGAATCTAATTGGGACACTGATATTTGTAAATTTCTGCCAAGGGTTTCTGTACCAATTTGAGAAGCTGAAAGAACATCTCCAACTACATATCCAGTTCCTCCACCATTAATAGTTGCAGCAATAGCAACTCCATTTGAAATTGTAATATTTGCGGTTGCGTTTCTCCCAGAACCAGTAATGCTTGTTAAAGCAACACCAGTAAAAGTTAAATTTCCAGCAGATGGTGTATATCCAATTCCTGGATTAATGATTGTAAGATTGCCAGTTGCAATTCCTGCAGATGAAACATAATTTCCTGTAGCATTACTTCCCTGCTGCAATACTGTATTTCCAAATTGAATATCAGTATCAGTAACAGTACTACCCAAACCGACTCTAATTCTTTTGGAAGAGAATTCTAATGGGTTTGTAACAAGAGATGCTACTTGATTATTACCAATATTTAATTCTGGATTATAGAAATTGAAGTTTCCACGATTTTGTGTGAAATTTGCTCTATAGAGAGTGAATTTTAAATCTTCATAAGGACTTTCATTCCAAGTACCACCATTTTGAGACTTAAAAAGTCCTCCAGATAGTGGTTGCTTGGAAACTAAAACTTGTTTCGATTCGAGACCAGCAGCAGTGGTAGTATCAATTTCACCAAGCTTAGATACCCAAACATTATAATTCTTGGAATTTGATAAAACAACTAAAGCATGAAATCTTTGACCCAACAGATATACTGGAGAATCGAAAGTAACTCTAGTTGGAATAGACGCATCTTCAGATACTTGTATATCCTTTGGATCTAATACTACTTCACTAAAGGGATATACTGTTTGGGTTGGGAGACCAAGTTCAATTGGTCTGATTTGGATAGTTACTGGCAAATCCAAATCAACTGTCAAGAAATACAAATCGACAGAGGTAACAAATGCTCCACTTTCATTTTCAACATAAAATGATTGAGCTAATGGATCTATAACTTTCATTTTACTTTCTACTACTGATTCTATTATTCATTATTTATTTCCCCTCTTTGCTCTCTGGTTATTTGTGGAAACTTTTATGTTCCTGTTCCTAGCATATGCACTATTATTGAATTTTGCAACTGCCTTTTCCTGCTGAGCTTTTGTCATTCCTGGTTTAATAGCTCCGCCGGTAAATCCTGCTTTTTGCATTAAATTTTTAAGTTCATCTGCACCAGGTTTTTGTAATGGTTTTGCTCCAGCATTGTAGTATATCGTTTTCGTAGTCGATGCAGAACCTCCGGAACGAGATGCAGGTGGTTTTTGAGGAGAAGGTACTTCATTTCCAGGTCCACCAACATCAGTCTCATCTTCAGGAGCTTCGACTCTTGGTGATCTTATGGCAATAATGTTCTCTTGAACTGTATTTACTGTTCCTTCAGCAAAATACTTTTCTTCAGCACTAGTGCTATAAGTTCCGAATATCTGAGAATTTGTGCTACTACTGGTAACTCTAAAGACTTTAGTTCCAGCTTCAAATCTTGGATTTACATCCAAATTTCCATCTGGAATAAAGAAAGAACCAATAACAACACCAATTTGATCTGTTACTAATTTAATATCACTTATTACAGCTTCTGCTTGACTTGTTTGACCCCTTAATTTCATTCCGACAAAAATACGACCACCAAATTGACCTTGAGGTTGATTTGCCAAACTATAAGTATCTACATTTAATATAGTTGATGTTGCAGAATACGATTCGGGAATAATAGTAGCAGTATCATATGGATTTGTAGTATAAACATCAGATGGAGATCTATAATCACCATATTTGTGATTTTGTTGAGATACTCTAAAAATAATCTTATTTTGTAAAGAAGGTGTTGTTGGTTGATCCAAGGAACCAATCACAGTTTCTCCAACCTGAAAAACACCACTTGTCATTGTAATTTCAAGTAGTTTTGGTATCACAAATGAACTAAAATCAACTCCAGAGAAAAATGGATAAACTCTTGTAAAAGGTCTCAATCTCTTACAAGTAAATTCAATATTTCTAGATCTCATATAGGGAATCATTTTCGATTCCAAAATTTGATCTCCAAATGAAACTGATTTTGCTATTGGTTTTGTTGGTGGTTTTATACTAGTCATCTTGTCCTCCTTGAATTTCTGCGTTTAAAGGTTTTTGAAACATAATTTGGGGAATTAATAATTTTTTTGCGATTTTTCAAATTGTTTTTGGGTTTGGGAATCCTAGAAACCTGCTTTTGTCTCTTTCTATTTCCATTGATTACTTGTGGTTTTCTGAATACTAATTTATTACTATTAGTATCTTTTAGAATTTTTCCAGTCCAAGAACTCTCATGGGAATTCCAAGTTACCGGATTTGCTCCAACTTGAGGATCTGTCTGACCAGCAATTATTTGTCCTTCAGACTCAATATAAGCATTTTCTATTTCAACAGTTTTTGGTGACATTCTAACTTGATCAATCCAAACATCAGAGGATGGGAACAATTGTATGGTTCCGCCGAAGAAATCTTCTGCATATGGACTTACATTTACTGATCTTGAAGAGTATGGTTGATTTATCATTTCAACTTCTTCATAATCAAGAGTAATTAATTGTCCAGTTCTTTTAACTCCAGTTCCAATTAAACTATCATCCTCTTTCAGATCTGCTAATGGATCTGCAGAATTTCCTATACCAGCAATAGTATTAGTTCCTAATAATAAATCAATCGAAGTTGTATAGTGAGTCGGTCTTAACTCTAATTTTTCAGTATCAATACTATTTTTTACAATTGTTACTTTCTCTTGAGAAATGGTAGTTGAAAAATTATCTACAAAAATTCCGGATTTAAATCGATTTAATCCATTTTCATCAACGATTGAAAGATTAGAGGCATCTTTTTCTAATAAAGAAAGTGAAGTATAATATTCTAAGTTTTCAATTCTTGTTTCAAGTAAACTTATGTCGGACATTCTATATCTTTTATATTCTCTCAACTGAATATCCATATTTGAAATATCGCAAAGATATGGTGGCAAAAATGCTGTAGCCACTTCAAGAGAATCGTCCGTGCTTATTGGTGGTTGTGGAATTTCTGCTGAAACACCTTTTCTTAGTTGTAAGGATCCATTTTTATTTAAGAAAATTTTATCAATTCTTGGCAGATAAATTGAATATGATAAAAGTATAGATTCATCAGATGCCAAAACATTTGAAGCTGAATTTCCGGCAGCAGTAAAATTTCTGGATAAAAATTCAAATGGAGACCTTGAATTTTCGATTGGGGTTGTAGATGAAACTCTTGGTCTTACGTCAAGAATATCTGTATTTTTTATCCCATCAATATCACCAATATCACAATAATCAAATTGTTCATATGAATTTGCTGTTGTCAAATCTCCAGTATCTGATGATGAAAAACTTGCATATTCATAAACCACTTTTAATTTTCTGCTAGGTTCCTTAGCATTTGCAATTCTAACTAGTTTTGAATAATCATAGAATGTATCTTTTTGGTTTGTATCTAGGTTATAAATCGAACTTATATTTTTATCACCCACATCCAGAACAGAAATAAATGCCGTTATTCCAGATTCTTTAAATGTAATTTTTTCTCCTTGTATGAATGTATTTGAATTTAAGTAAACAAATCCAATTTTCAGATCATTTATTTTTTCCGAAAATACTCCAACCGATTTGCTAGTTTCACCTACAAACTCTTCTCCCAACAATAAATCTCCAGTTTTATTTGTTGGCCCATCCATATTAACCAGAACCAAAGATGGTAAGTCTGGGGTGTTGGTGTCATTAGATTCATATACTCCATAAACTCTGGTAATATCAGATTCTAATAAACATATCTCCTGGTCCTGAACCCTAGTTCCGTATGGATAGTTTCCATATGTTAAACCATCATTTAAAGTTGTAGCACCAACACCCGATGCAGAATATTTTGATTTGTCAACTATTATTATTTTTACTCTATTTCTGTTTTTAATTTTGGACTTGACATTAATCTTTCTAAGTGTTGCAATCAGTTTTCCGTTTCCATTCGTAGAAAGTCCATTAATCGTCAGTGTTTGTGAACCATTTGTAAATGAAAACTTGTCTGGACTCAAAGATTCTACTGTACCATTTTCCATTATCAAAACATATCTTTCTTCATCAAAGGGTAGGAATGTTTCATCAGTTAATGCAGTAACAGCTCCAGTAGAATTTGAACTGACAGTAACATCAAATTGCTTTCTTATTGTAAGATTTGATTCTGTTAAATCTACAGAAGAAATATTTTCTTTTGGCAATGGTGTATATAAAGTATTGTCTGTTGATGATTGCAGTTGTGTTGATAAAATTGCAAAATTGGATGGATTTATTTCTGTGATTGGCAGTCCACCATCACAAATACCGGTAACGGTTGTAATGCCAGCAATTGTTAATGAACTTTCGGAGACTGATTCAATTTTAGCAAATGTGTTTGTTGTAAATCCTGGATTTGAAAATGCTACTAAGTTTCCAACTGTAGCTACTCCAACAAAAATAATATCGGGTGAAGTTACAGTACTAACTCCAGCAGACTCTGCGGTAATATTTACTTCACCTAAAGATATTGAAGGTGATTGAATCGTATCTGCTGTAAAAGTATATGCAGTTCCAACTATTCCATATAGTGACTTTACATCATTTATTCCATAAGAACGAACAGTTTTTGTTACTCTTGTGTTCTCTATACCATCAAAAATGAGCTTTTCACCTAATGAAAATTTTCCATTAATATCATAGACTGTTAAAGTGTCACTAGCAGAA